GGTGGAAGGGGGGCTGAGCGCCCCCCTCGTTACTTGGCCTTGGCCGCCGCTGCGGACATGAGGGGCATCCCGTGGACGCCCTGACCGCCGGAGACCGTCTTGCTGCCACCAGCGGTGTGCGGGCGGGCATCCTCCGTCGCGGAAGGCTTTCCCTCAGACACCTTGGTGTTGATCGACATGCTGGGCTTTTTCGGACCCACCCGGATGCTCTTGTCCATGGGGATCACGGCGTGTCGTGGGCTTGGATGTAGCGGACGGTCAGCGTGCCGACGCCCGATCCGGTGTTGGCCGACAGGGCGAAGACGCGCTTGTCGGTGGTCCCGGTGTCATCCCAGTTGCCGACGCGGGTGGCGTCGTTGCCGGGGTTGAGGCCGTTGATGCCGATGCTGGTGACGGCGGTGGCCGCGACCAGCTCGGTGGCCGTGGCGCTGGTGCCGAGGCTGAAGTTGGACGAGGCCCCCGTCCATGCGACCGTGGTGACCAGCTGGATTTGCAGGATGTGGCTGTTGGCCGGAAGCACAATGGTGGTGCCGAGAGCCGTGGCCGTCCCGGCCTGCGTGATCGGGTAGTGCTGGACCATCACGACGGAGCCGACGTTCTTGACGTCCTTGCCGAGGGTGGTTCCAGAGGTATCGAGGATGTTTCCGGCCCGGATAGGTCCGGTGAAGGTAGTCTTGCCCATGGTAGTCTCCTGCACGTTTTGGCCGCCCCGTCTGTGCAAAGTCCGCTGGGCGCGGTCGGGGCGTCAGGCTTCCCAGAAGGGTGGATGGGGGGCCGAAGCCCCCCGCCCGGGGTTGCAGATCAGGTCGGGAACGAACCGAAGATCGAGCGCCAGTTGTAGTACCCAAAGGAGTACCGCTCGTAGCCCTTGACCAGCAGGTTATCCGTGACGAAATCCACCTGCATGTCTGTTTCGAACTTCACGCGCTCCATGTAGGAGAGGCCGTCGATGTTCGTCAGCAGGAACCAAGCCGAGGCCGAGGTCAGGAAGTCGTTGACCATGTAGCCTTCCGGCAGGCCGCCAGCGGTCGACATGATCGCGTTCACGTCGTTGTCGGCGGTGCCGGGCCGCAGTTCCGTCTTGGTCAGACGGATGGCGACGGGTTCCAGCTGGGCGGGAACGATCAGCTTCCGTCCACGGGCGAAGACCTTCAGGCCAGCCTGATCGCGGAAGTTGGTCCGGATCGAGATCATCCCGTTCAGCAGGGTGGCCTCGTTCAGTTCCGCATCCGTGGTCGGGCGGTTGGCAACGGTGCCGCCGTCGATGGGGTGAGCGGTGGAGCAGAGCGCCACGCCGTCGCCGCCGATGGCCCCGTTGTAGGTCGTCGCCGTGTTCAGGATGTTCGCGCCGTAGATTTCCTTGGTCTGCTGGAAGCTCTCGATCAGGCCAAGGTTCGAGGGTGCGAACTGGGTCTTGTACAGGTTGTCGTCGATGGCTTTGCGGGTGATCGCGTAGCCAAGGCCGATTTCCGTGTGCTCTTGGTTGTAGATGAAGCGTTCGCCAGCGTTGTTGTCGAACGCGGTCTGGCCGCCTTCGTTCTTCAGCTGGGCGTAGCCGAGGAAGCGCATCTCAGCGGTGCGTTCCAGAGCCATCTTCGAATTGTGCTTCGTGAAGATTTTGTCGTACTGAGACGGGATCATCTCGTACTTGCCTTCAACACCACGGAGGCCGGGGAGCAGAAGGTCTTTGATGGCAGAAAGATTAACAGCCATTTCTCATGCTCCTCAGATGCCAGTCAGCTGCTTGGTGCTGACGTTGTTGAAGGCGACGATGACGTAGTTGTACGCCCCCGCGTCGGTGCCCGGCGTGCCCGGAGGGTCGACGTCAAGGCCGACGATGCGGAACGGCAGGGTGTTCGTGGCCCCAACGGTCGACATGTCGACAGATGCACCAGACAGGCCCGTCGCGGCGTTGCCCGTACCAATGGCGAAGTTCACGTTCGCATTGATGTCGGCAGCCGTTGCCCCGGTCGCGCCCGTCTGGGCGACGAACTTGGCGTTCGGGTCGTTGATGATGTAGCCCTCGACGGTCTGGCTCGACGCGACGTCGGAGCCCGGCCAGTAGTTCGACCACACGGTGCGCTTCTGCGAGACCGAGAGGTACTTGCACCCTTGGAAGATGCCAGCGATCTGGGTCGTGCCGGGAGCGCCCACCACGACGAAGCCGTTGGCATCGGGGAGGACGGGGTCGCCATTGTAGATGGCGGAAGCGTTGTACGCGATACGGACGGTGACCTGCTCATAGGTCGGAGCCGAACCCGTGCCGCTGTACTGGCGGAAACCGAACGGCGCAGCAGTGTTCGCCATAACGGGGTTCTCCTTTACAGGAGGTCCATCATCGCGCACCGGGGCGAGTGTAGAACCGGGGGGTTTTGTCTCCCGCACCGGGGGGAGAATGACGCCATTCTACACAGTTCCTGTGCTTAGTAAAGCGTACGAAAAAAAAGGGGGCCTAAGCCCCCCCCGTAAAGTCGAGCGCGGCGCTGCAAATGCGCCCAGCAGTCCGCATAGTCCTACCCGTCTGGTACTCGGGGGCCGCGCTCTGGAGGTGTGCTGTGTGATGAACCCGACCCTACTGACAACGGTCATCACACCGTGGCGTTCGGCCTATCGGACAGCACACCACCAGAAGGCGGTTGCGGGTTGGGTGTATTGCGGCTCCCGCCTTCCGCTTGTTCCGACACCCTCGGCATGACCCCTAACCGACATCAGGATCAACGTCGCTTCTATCGCCCGAAGGCAAGAGGTCGGTAACGAGACCTCGTGAAACTGGGGGCGGGGGCGGGATTTGAACCCGCGATCTGCTGGTTATGAGCCAACCGAGATGGGCCGGACTTCTCTACCCCGCTAAAGGCACTGACCACATCCACGTCGCTTCAAAACTTAGACACGGCCAGTGTCGGTATTCCTACATCGAAAACTTTGAGCACGCAATAGCCTTTCTGGCCATGTACGGCTCACCGATCTTCCCGGTGTGAAGCTTCACCAGTTCGCAGACGTTTGGCCTGTGCTCCTTTGGCTTCGGGTGCCGCGCGCTGTGCTTGCAGTCGCTACACATCTTTCCAAGGGTCGGGTCGGCCCACGTCAGCTGGCCCTCCACGGTTCTTGCCATTCTCTCGCTCAGTTCCATCACGCCCTCCCGCGTTCAGAAAGATCGATACGTGAGGCTCCAGCTTCTCCCAAGCCTCCTGTACCGCTGGAGTGCCCTCGCGGCGGATCGCCCGCCGCAAGCGCTCGATGTAGTTGATGATGCGAACCTGCCTGATCATTCGTCGGGGATCGAGATCGCCTCGTAGCCCTTCTTGACCTTGACCAGATCATTGCCCTTGTTGCTGCGCTCGAACTGGCCGGACGGGGCTGCGGTAAGCTGCTCCTCCTTGGCGCGAACCTGCAGGCGCGCACGGCGAAGCTCTGCCGCCCGAACCTCGTTGGTGATCTCCAGCGGGCGCTCCATCAGCACCATGCCCTTCCGGGTGATCTCGGTGCCCGTGTAGCCGATAGGCATCATCTCCGGGTGACGGGACGCCGGGACAGGCTCCCAGCCCTTCTTGGCCAGAGCCACCTGATGGGCCGGGTCTTCGGCACCGAGGACGGTCTTGGTCTTCCATTCGTACGACCAGCCGTCGGGGATGATGCCGGGCTCGACGAAGTACTCGTCGGTCCCCTCATCCACGTTGCTGTGATTGCGGAGCTCGGCGGCCCGGCGCGCAGCGCGTTCGACCGGGTCTTCCTCGATCTTGGCGGTGATGGGGTCGGTGGGGCGCATGGAGGGCCGGGTCGCCTTGTTGACGGGGGTGAAATCAGCTTCAGACATCAGTTCAGCTTCCCTTCCTTCTGGAGAGCAATCTTGTTCTTGGCGTACTCCTCGGGCTTCATGCCCATCATTTCGGCCATCTCGCGCTCTGCTGCCGTCAGGCGCACCACGTTCGTACGGTTCGACCCGCCCCGGGAGACCGGGGCAGCAGCGGGTGCCGCATCGCGGCGCTGCACAACCTTTGCAGCGTGCTCGTCGGCGGTCTGGTTGGCCTCTGCCACAGGCTTGGGCTTGATCTTCAGGGTGCTCTCGATGGCATCGAAGTACTCCTGAGTGTCGACCGCGATGCCGTCAGCGACAGCCAGCTCATGCGCCGCGATCATCTTGCGGTTCAGGTTGGCGTCCTTGACGTACTCGGGGTGAGCGCGCACCCAGTCGGCAGACTTGGGCGACAGAAGAGACGCGAACGCCTCCACCGGGTCAGCTGGGGGAGCCTTGGGCTCCGGGGTCTTGGGCTTAGCCTTCATCGCCTCAAGGCCGTTGTTCAGCTGGAGGAGCTTGGCGGCGTTGCCAGACATCTCCTGCTGGATTTCAGCCGCAGCGGCGAACTGCCCCTGCTGCATGGCGATCTGGTAGTTCTGCTTCAGGATTTCGTCATCCCGGCGCAGGCTCTCGATGGCGTTCGCGACCAGCTGGATGTTGGTGTCATCCACGTCGTTGCGCGCCCGGTGGGCATCCCGCTCCGCACTGGCAGCCCGGCGCTCAGCCTCGATCCGGCGCGCACGCTCGTCCTCGATCTGCTTCTGGAGCTCCTTGATGCCCTCGTCCTGAGAGACAACGCGAACCTCAGGCTCTTCGTTCTCGGCCTCCAGTTCAACGTCAACGACGATGTCTTCCTCTTCGTTCTCGGTTCCCATGTTGGCTCCTTACCAAACTGCGTCCGGATGCGGCACCCGGCCCTTGATGTTGATGTCGTCGAAGATGCGGCACAGGACGCCGTTGACGGTGATCGACCAGCCGTCAGAAGGCCGGAACACCAGCCAGTCGTGGTCGTTGAAGGTCAGGCCCTGAAACCAGTTGCTGCCGTCCTGCTCGAACGCCATGGGGCCGCGCTTCACGAGCAGGCCGACCTTGGACTGGTAGCGGTCCTCGTCGCGGTGGCTGTCCGTCAGGATCAGGCCGGACTTCGTCTTCTCGGGCCGGATGTAGACCGCAAGGAGGACTTGGTTGTGGAAGAGCTCGACACCCGAGAGGTCTCCCAAGGTCTCAAGGATCGCGTCCTTCGGGTCAACATCGTGCGACATAAGCATGTGGGGCATAGGTAATCCTATCTGGTCTTGTTGATGATAGATGCAGCCTCTTCGCACAGAGACAGCACATTCCTCAGTTCGGCAATTCTGCCAACCTGTTCACGGTATTCTTCCATGGAGGATATCGCAAGACCGCCAAGAAGATTGTTGGAAAGCGTTTCGATCCGCTCTTGGATCAGCTTCTGAAGCTCACGCTCGAAAGCGGTGCTGATGGTCGTGATCATGTCTAAGCCTAATCATCATGGTTGGGGTGGGCCGCCGGGCTGGAGGTGGGGGGCCCGGCGGCCCTGTATTGCGCGGAGGGAGGGCCGCGCCCTACTTCTTCAGGTCCTTGTTCATCTTCTCGCCGTAGGCCGCGATCTTCTCCTTGCGGGC